TGTAAACAGTACCATCTAGATAAACGTTATTTAGGACCGAATTAGAAGCTGGATCAAGATAGAACGCTGTATTGTTAGAGTCGTAAAATATAGGAGCTCTTACATCCGTTGTAGCGGCAACGATACCACCGAAATCTGCGTTATTGTTTGTAAGATTTATTTGTAGTGGCCAAACGCTGTTAACTTGAGTCCATGATGTGCTGTCGTTTCCACCACGGAGAATATAGAACAGATTGCTGTTCACATGGATCATAGCAGAGTTATGATCCGTATCTCTAAAGTAAATTGTTGGCGAAGCACTTCTCATAACCATAGTTCCAGCAGACCAATATGCATTGGTATCTGAAGAACTATAGAAGAATGGTGCACGATACGAAACAGCAGCGTCAACGTTACCACTAGTATCAATGTTAAAACGATTTGAAGCAGCAACCGAAGAGTATATTGAAAAGTTTTTGGTCCCGTTGCCATTCGAATCTTGAAGAACTAGCCAATCATCCAACGATAAAGCTGCTCTTCTAGAAGTCGCATGTGTGCTAGGCGCGATGTTGAGAGCTGTTGTAAACTGACCCGATCCTGTCGCTACCGTATATGGATTCAGAGTGTTTAGTACGCTAGTACCAGCTGGATCAAGATAGTATGCTGTGTTGTTGGAGTCGTAATATATTGGACCCCTATAGTCGTTCACGGCGATCACTGCACCATATAGTCTAATAATACGACCGGTAGCAGCCGCGGTTTGTACGCCGACGATGTTAAGACCTGGGTCGAAAGTGCCAGCGCCTATACGACCGTCATTGGCGTCAGTTTGGCTCGCATGATAAAAATAAGCCTGCGTTCCTTGGGCAACAGTAATATGAGAAAGACTACTCACCCCAGAAACAGAAACGTTGCCAGAAACGGTAAGATTCGTTGAGATAGTAGCACGACCAGTATGCTCTAACAATCCTGAAGTTGCTGGATTTACTTTAGTTGTATAAAACGTCGCTGCGTTAGCGACTTGCAAACGAGCGTTAATTAGAGTTCTAAGCGCAGTATTGGTTCCAGTAAGATTCGTATTGACGAGCGTGACTCTCGTAGCTTGTGTTGCGATAGATGAGTTGGTGTTCGCTAATGCTGCGCGCTCAACTGCTCTTGTTTGATATGTTGCTACAGCATTGGCGACTTGCAACCTATCGCTAATTAAAGTTCTAAGTGCTGTGTTGGTTCCTGTGAGTCCAGCCCATGTCGCACGAGCAGCAACTAATGTATTAACGTTAGAAACTTGCATACGAGTTGCTATCAACGTATTAACGTTAGAAACTTGCATACGAGCGTTGATAAGCGTACGAAGCGCAGTATTGGTTCCAGTCAAATTCGTATTCACTAATGTAATACGAGTCGCTTGTGTTGCAATAGACGCATTCGTATTGGCTAATGCTGCACGCTCAACTGCTCTTGTCTGATAAGTTGCAGCAGCATTAGCGACTTGTAATCTATCGTTGATAAGTGTACGGAGCGCAGTGTTCGTTGATGTAAGAGCAGCCCACGTAGCACCGCTTGAGCCGCCAGCAAGAAGATTAGAGCCTACACCACCAGATGCTGCAGTTATGTCAATGTATGCGCCACGATTTGATCCACCGTTTTCAAAAATTCTTAGTTGATTTCGGAAAACGTCAATTGTTACGCCGTTTGTGATCGTCGAGTTTGTGAGTGGTTTAGCTAGAAAAAATTCGCCGCCTTCATCACCGTTTTGATACGTTGATTCAAGATTACCGTTTACCTTGATACTGACGCCATCATACTGTAAACCTGAACTAGACGTCAGAACGTTAGAAGAGTTTCTGTAAGGAATTCTATTAGCTGCACCAACATCATTCGCTTTTGTAGCAATCAGCGTGCGTAATGCAGTATTGGTGCCAGTAAGATTCGTATTGAGCAAACCAATACGTGCGTTCGTATTCGCTAGGGCTCCTGCGTTCCCTAGTTCAAATACCGCTGTTCCGTTGGATGAAAATAGCTTGAAATCTTTAGTGTTGATCGCAAGTTCGCCTGTAGTAATTTCAGACGTTGTTGGTTTTTTACCTGCGACGCTACTGCGCTTGATTCGAATCGTTGATGGCACTTCAGGCTCCTAGAAAGGATCGGCGAGCAAAACGCTCGTTGCTCGCCGTTATACCAATTTATGTTAGTATGTTCCGCCGTCTATAATAGCATCTAGAGTGGCTAGTGTATAACCTGTTCCTGCTATGTTAACAGTCGTTGTTGGTTCTGGTTGGAGTTCAGCGTATACCTTAAACACACCATCCGAAGCATCGCGGAAAATTCCCGCATGTTTTGTTGTTGCGGCCGATACGTATCTTCCATAGAAACCAACGTCTACTGTGTCGGATGCGTTGTTAGAGGCTAGCTTAACCATCGAGTCGTCAACGTTCAATGTTGACGATGAAACGTAAGTTACACCACCTTCAACAGTAAGATCGCCGTCGATGATAGTAGAACCTGTGATTCTAGTGTTACCAGAAACTGCTAGGTTCGTGCTGATCGTCATACGACCAGTATGAGCAAGCAATCCAGATGTTGTTGGATTTGATCTTGTAGCGTAAGTGGCTACTGCGTTAGCAACAGAAAGTTTCTGATTGTCTAGTGCACGGATAGCTGTGTTGGTTGCAGTTAGATTTGTGTTAACAAGCGTAATACGAGTTGCTTGTGTTGCAATCGATGCGTTAGTGTTTGCTAGAGCCGCTCTTTCGATAGCTCTTGTTTGATATGTTGCTGCTGCGTTGGCTACCTGAAGACGATCAGATACAAGCGTTCTGATTGCTGTGTTGGTGCCAGTAAGATTCGTATTAAGAAGATTGATACGGCTGTTCGTATTAGCAAGAGCAGCTCTTTCAACTGCTCTTGTTTGATATGTTGCAGCAGCATTAGCTACAGAAAGTTTTTGATTATCAAGAGCACGAATGGCTGTGTTTGTCGCAAGAAGATTCGTATTGACAAGAGTAATTCGTGATGACTGAGTCGCAATAGATGCGTTCGTATTCGCTAATGCTGCACGCTCAACTGCTCTAGTCTGATAAACCGCAGCTGCGTTAGCTACCTGAAGTCTGTCAGAAATCAGCGTGCGGAGCGCGGTGTTAGTGCTAGCAAGAGCAGTCCACGTAGCTCTAAGATTTAGTTGTGTTGAAGTGGTGGCTGAAGTGGCATATGTTGCTGCTGCGTTAGCTACAGAAAGATACTGAGCGCCAATTCTAAAGATTGTTGAGCCGTCCGACGTAAACAGCAAACGATCTGGAATGTTAACCGCAAGTTCGCCCGCTGCAAGTGAAGTAGGGGCCGATCCTGGCGTCGTACTTCTTTTAATTCTAATTACTGATGGCATTTCTTACACCCTTATTTTTGTCTAGCGAGGCGCTTATGTTTTTGCGATCAACCTTCGTTAGAGTTTGAATCTGTTCCTTCTGCAGGCTATTTATATTTTTTACCTCAAACAGCTCTTGCTCTAACATAGCGTTTTTGGTTTTCAATAACAATAGTTCTTGCTGTAGCAGATTGATTTGATGTTGCTGTTGTTCCATAAACTGGTTCAACGCAATCATTTCAACCGATTTATCATAGCTAAAGCCGTCAGACATTACGTAAACGAACCTCCGTCCACATCATCAAATCTAGGGACTCCATTAGATCCGATCTGCATGATCTTACCATTAGTTCCAGTGGCGAAAGCGAATGCTGAGCTGTTAGACGCATACATTACGCCATTTTGAGTTAGAGCTGTTTTACCCGTACCACCATACTGAACACCAAGAACGTTGTTCAGCACAAGATTCGTAATCGTAAGATTTTGAAACGCGCTTGGCGTATTAGCTGCAACAACAACGGCAGCTGCTCGAATGACTGCAGGTTGAGCATTAGCTACGAATGTAATAACACCATTACCACCAGCCCTAATGACTGCAGCGCCAAGATAGATGGTGTTATTCGATAGATAAAGCGAGCGGAATCTTTTTGTGGGGCTACCAAGATCATACGTGATATTAGCTGAAGGAAGAAGATGCGAAGATAAGCTAGTAAGATTAACTGGCTGAGCTTCAGCATACGTAGCAAGGCGCGTTCCACCAACAGTTACACCGTCATGAACGCGCAGTGTTTTGTTCGTGGTATCAACGGTAATTTCACCGTTCGCTCCTGTGAACGAATTGTGTTGTCCCGAACTGCCTCTTCTGAACTTAACCTGAATGGCCATTACAGCGTCCCGTAATCTCTGTTTAGATCAACGTCAACTGAGCTTGTAATAAAACCGTAGTCAAGAGCTTCAGCCGAAAACCCACCACCTCCTCCACCAGACGACGCAGCTACATCAGCGATGTATGCGTTAGTGTTAGCTAATAATAATTTGACATATGCGTTGGATGCAGCATAAGCCTTCGTAGCATATTTAGCGGCTACATTGGCTACTTGTATTCTATCACTGATAAGTATACGAAGAGCAGTGTTGGTTGCTGTCAGCGATGACCAATTAGCTTTCGTTCTTATAAAAGCATTAGTGTTAGCTAGAGCAGCTCTTTCTACTGCTTTGGTTTGATACGTTGCTGCAACGTTGGCTACTTGAATTCTGTCACTGATTAATAATCTTATAGCTGCATTAGACGCTGCATAAGCCTTGGTAGCGAACTTTGCGTTTGCGTTAGACACTTGGAGGTATGCTGCACTACCTGTGTATGCAGTAGATTGAATTGTGTTGTCTGGAAATCGTATAGTACCATCTATATCGAAAGACCAAATGTTTGGGCCATGCGCAAGAGTTATAGTTGAATTTTCATAACCGATATAAGAATATCCATTAGCACTGCTTAGATAAACGTATTCTCCGGCTAAAGATGCAAAGTTGTTCTGATATCCATATCCAGGAAACCCAGATAGTAATTTCGCACCACTTGGTAGTCTTAATGCACTGTTTGCTTGTAACGTAACATTATATGATCCATTGATCAATCTGTTTGATGCGCCACCAAGCGTATTCACAACATCAATGACTTGATTGACTTTGGTTCTTAGTTGTGTGAATGTTGTGTTGGATACGGTATTCGCTATCGTCATGGATTTTCCAACGCAGCCACGCGAGCTTGAAGATCACTGATAAGAGTCAGTAGCGTACCAACTGTGTTTGATGTAATAACTCCACCAGTGACGCCAATAACAACCGTATCGTTTTCGTCTAGATTACCAAACTGAGCTGTAGCAACTGTTGCGATTGTGTTGGAAGAAGATCCGCTGGCTGTTCCCGCCTGCCACTTACGAGTTGACGAGTTATAAACGAGCACTTGCCCATTAGCAGCTGTTCTCAAGCTGTTATAGTCAACGTCATCGAGTTTGTGGAGATTGACTTCACCAGAACCAGGGCTACGACCCATACCCATAGCAGCAGAAAATGCGATACGTGAAATGCGCTTTTCAGCAGCTTCGATGAACTGATCTAGTTTCTTTTCTAGATGACTGATATCCGCGGCTGGACCCACTGGACCCTTTGGACCACGTTCGCCTGGATCACCTTTATCACCCTTATCGCCTTTTGATCCACGCATACCCATAGGACCAGGAAGACCTTGTTCACCAAGATCACCCTTTTCGCCCTTGATACCTGTAAGACCCTGAGGACCTATCTCACCGCGCTTACCTTGTTTTCCTTCAGGACCACGCAAACGAACTTCTCGCAGCTCTAACACACCGTTAGACTCTGCGAGAGTTTTGATCTGCTCTAGGATTTCGCGCTTGATTTCGTTCGCTTCTTGCTTGGCGAACTTTGATGCAATAGAAAGGAGTTTTGCTTTTTCTACTTCAGTGAAACTATTCTCAAGGAACGTCTGACGCAGTTGTTCCGTCTCTGCCTTAGCGAACTTAGCAGCTATGGATAAAATCTGCGCCTTTTCTAATTCCTTCATTTTTAGATATCATCCTTGATCTCTTCTACGAATTCAAGATCTTCTTTTGAAACCTTTTCGATAGCACGAGTCATGCTTTCAATCAGCTTCTTATCTTCTTCAGTCAGAGGCTTGGGAACGAAAGGAATAGTTTCTTCCTTCGTGACTTTCTTAGCACCAGGAACTTCGTGCTTGACTTTGATTTCAAGTTTCTGTGGTGTCGACTTTTCTTTTTGCGCTTGTTTAGCCTGATTGTTAGCAGCTTTCGTTTCAGCATCTTGCTGCATCTGTTGCTGCTGTTGTTGAGCTTGCATCTGCTCTTCATCAGCGGCTGCTTGGACTTCGCCTTCAGCAGCCATCTGCTGATCCATTTCTTTGATTTCGTCGTCCGTCTGGCGAAGAACGTTCTTGCGAATCCACTCTACCGAGTAATACTTACCAGCATACGCATCCATCAAACCAAGAACAGCAAGACGATTGTTCATCATGTCCTGTTCTTTGATTTCAGCGTAGTAGTTATCGCGCTGGAAATCATATCTGATATCATCTTTCATATCTTTCCATTCTTCACGGGTCATTACACCCTTAAGAAGAAGTTGGATCTCAAGAAGATTATCGAATAGAATTGAGAATCGGTCACGTAGACGTTCGACGAACTTGGCGTATTTTACTTCGTCACGAGTAATTTCGCCAGAACGACCAAGCGAGAACTGACCATCTGGTTCAAGGCGCGAGATCGGAACTGATAGTGACTTGTAGAGCTTCTTGCGGAAGTAATCTACGTCATCCATCTGCCCCAGATTCTCGCCACCAGGCAGCGTGGTAATTTCTGTACCACGACCACCTTCACGACGTGGGAGCCAGTAATCTTCCAACATCGTCATAAACTTGCGAGCGTCTTTGATTTCGCCATTGTTAGCATCATACACAAGACGATTCTTGTGACGCACCATCATATCGCGAACATACTGCTCGGCTTTTGCTTTAGGTAAGTTACCTACGTCAATGTAGAAAATACGACGCTCGGGCGCTCGCGCGAGACGATAGATAACGACAGCATCTTCAAGCATACGCAACTGATTGAGTGGCTTGATTGCTTTATGAAGATGCGAAAGAACCATGCGGTTACGAGCATCAAGCAAACCGCTATGAGTATAGCAGATCGCGTCTTTAGAAATCTTTACGCCTTGTGTCAGCGTACCAGACGAAAGACCTGCTGGATTGAACAGATAGTATTCTTCGTAAGGAGGAGCAACCAGCTTTGAATTATGCCCAACAACAGGCGTTCTTTTCATTGGCTGACGAATCTTACGGATACGGCGCGGATCGATGTATCGTAGTTCTTGAATGCCCTTACGTGGCTGCTTCAAGTCGATCATGATATGATAAAACAAACGACCGTCGATATACCAGCGACGGAAAATTTCGTATGCGTTATTATTAAAGTCAAGCAACTTAACGATTTGCTTGAACTCTTCCTGAATACGTTTCTTAACGCTTTCGGGTTGTTCTAGATTATCAAGATTTAGGTCGATCGGAGCTTCATGCTCATTAGTAATGATAGCTTCATTAACAACGTCATCAATAGCAGACTCGCACTCAGGATACATCGACATTTCTCTGTATCGAGTTACGAGTTCTGCTTCGTTTTTAGCTGTGCCTTCTAGGTCGACGTAGGTTCCGTAAGCGCCACCAGGAGCGACTTCCATCGCTCCATCAAGATTTGGTGGAGGCGCGAAGGAAGGAACTGCGACTGTGCGCTTTTCTTCTTCCTCAGCCGTTGCGCTCCCAATACGGAAGCCAAATAAATCGATCGCCATTTATGTTCCTTCAAGTAAACTTATGATATATTTAGGCGATCAACTTAGGTAGAGATCACCCTACCGTTAACGTCAGCGTCAACAGTCCAGTAATCGTAGGCAAACTCTACAGAGAATTCTTCGATAGCATCAGTCGTTTCCCAGTTCAATTCGATACTACCGATATTGATTGGGAAAATGTTAACGAAAGTATATTGACGAGTTGGAATAGCAGCATCACCAGAAGTGGTGCCTCCAGCAAACACGCCAGTCTTAGCGTAGTGACGAACAACAGCTGTTGTACGATAACCTAGCAGTCCTTGTTCAGCAATTACTGATGCATCACGAAGATTGTTTCTGTGTGAGTTGATATATGAGCTCCAAAGTTCAAAAGCGTTTCGAACCAAGAAGTCTTCGTCGTTCAATACTGTTACTGTCCAGTTCTCGAACGTACGATTTCCCGCCATCTTAACCTTACGACCGAAGTAAGGCACTTCAATTTGCCCTACTGTGGAAGAAGGAATCTGTGACGCTTTGCATACAAAACGGAACTGAGCTTCGGCAGTAGGTTCAGCGACTCCAGCTGGGAGCGTCAAGAACACCTCGAAAAGAGATGCTCTTGCGCCACCATACGGAAGCCCTTGTGCGGCGAATGTAGATACATTAAAGGGCATTGTTTTTCTCCCTATCCTTTCGAATATTTATTCCGCCTATTAGAACTTACCTACGATTTCAGTGAAGTCAACACCCGTGCGAACTGCTACGAAGTTCAGCTGGATGAAGTTGATCGAACGAGCAGGCTTGATGTAAATGTCACCAATGAACTCGTTGCGGTCGATAACTTCTGGCGTATTGTTTGTTTCGTCGCAGACTACGCGGAAGTCTGTGATACCACGACGACCCTGAACGTCACGCAGGAAGGGTTCTACAAGAGCCTTGAACTGAGCACGAGTAAACGCATCGTTGAACTCGAACAGAGTATATTTGGCTGCTGTAGCGATTGCCTTTTCAAGAACAATGAACAAACGACGAACGTTGATGCGATCAAAAGCAGATGGCTTTGTGAGCATCGTCTTGTCACCAAACAGAATCGTTCCTTCACCTGGGAACGTAGTGATTGGGTTAACGCCAGCCTTGTAGAGCACATCGCGTTCAGCCTTATTAGGATTGAATGCTAGTCGTACTACGTTCTTAATCTGACCACGATTGTATCCAGCTGGTGAGAACCATGGATCACGTTCGATATCTGTACGAACCATTGTACCAGCAGTATCGCCGTTGCAAGGAACGTAACGGAATACGTCGCTGTACTTATCGTACTGATACTTCCAACCAGAATCCATAACTGCAT